ACCTCTTTCTTAAATAATAAGTCTTAGTTGTTGTTGCGTCATCAGGATTGATATCAACTGTTACTTGATCACCTATTCCTAGTCCATGTGGAGTCGCTGTTTCTATCAAAGCAACACTTTGATTAACTTCAAATGGGTTAAGTCCATCACTAAGAGAAGTTAGTGTTACTATCTTTGTTCCAGAAGTATTGAATAGGTTACTTGACTGTATAAAATAGTTATCATCCACAATCCATGTTCCTGTAAGAACCTTGATCTGAACTGTGTTTTGAGAGGTTGTTCCTTCTAATACTTCAGCAGTTGCGATAGGAGTATTAACACCATCAGTCAAACTTAATGTAGCACCTTTAGTATAAGAGCTTCTTTGATCTAATAAGATTAAGAAAGTTTTTATAGAAGCAGAAAAAGTTCCAGTATCATTAAATGTTCCATTTACATTTCTAAGGACAATAGTATTATCATTTCTAACTGTACCAACAATAGAACCAAATGCACCAGATGATGGTTGAGTTAAAGTATCATCTGCAAACAAGTATGCATTTTGGATTGTTGTTAGTTTTACAACTTTATCATCTTTACATTCTAAGTAATTAATACTTTTTCCTTTTACAGAAGAAATAATAGATTCAACTTCAGATCCTTCTGTTCCTCTATTGTCAAAATATAACTGTGAGTTGATAGAGAAGTTAGAAGATGATCTAATTACGTCAATATTATCAACAGTTCCAGATTTTACCTCATTGATAGTTGCAATAACTCCTTCACCATTACCTTGCATTCCATCAATAAAATATTTTTTAGAATTTTTAGGAATATCGTCTTGATTGATATTAGAATTATAATTACTATCAATAGGTAATGAATAGAAATTCTCTCCTAGAATGTATGGATATTGCGGTGTTTGATTGCTATCAATAGTAATGAAATAAGCATAAGTTCCTTTCGGAAAGTCTGGGGTAATACAAAATCTTCCATTGTTCTCATCTAATGTGCCACTCTTATGAGTGTAGGTGTAATCATTATTAAATGATCCAAGAGGATACTTGGTAAGTGAAGGACCTTCTCTACGAGTTCCATTGATAGAATAACTAGATGTCATTCTAATAATAGATGACGTAGAATCTAAAGGATCCTCATAACCAAATGCACCATAAATTGGATTACCATCATAAGCAAAACCAATTATAGGTGAGTGAGTTTTTGTAGCAGGTTCAGTTCCTGCATTGTTAATATTATCGTTAAGAGCAACACGTAAAGCTTTTGGATTACCAACATGCCCATAACCATATTCTAATGCATTATTGTAATTCTGAAAAATATAACCATATTCAGTATCAAGATTATTTCCTATTTTTTCAAATCTATTAAAGTTCCATTCTTTTAATAAAGGAATACCAGTTGCATCTTCACCAACTGGAATGATGTCTACTATAACAGAATTTTGATTGTAAAAGTTTCCTTCTGCATTTTTCTCAAATCCAGTAATTTTACCGTCTGTATCAACAACAGCAGTAAAGTCAGCAAATCTTCCTCTGCCAGCATTATCTCTAATTCTTACAGTTGGTGGAGATGAGTAAAATTCACCAGGATTATCAATAATAAGACTCGTTACTTTACCACCAGTTACGATTGCACGAACCACTGCACCTCTACCAGAAGTAATAGTAATATCTGGAGTTCTTGGAAAAATATCTTGAGTATCTACAATAATTCTTTCTACAACCTGACCAGTTAAAACTGCTCTAGCTTTATTAGGTACTTGATCAATTAATACAAAAGGTGGTACTACATATCCTCTACCTCTTACATCAACTCTAATTTCTTCTAATTTACCAAAACGAATACTATCATGATCTCTAAAACCATAGACAGGGACACCGTTTAGAAGGATTCCAACATCTCTATTTGGAGTTTTATATTTTTCTGTAGTTCTTGTCGCTTCTTTTCTAATAATGCGAAGAAGTCTTTGATCTAGTAATTCTTCATTTACTGTAGATCCATCAAGTATTTTATATGATGGGAAAGATGAAGAAGTAATATAGTAATATTGTTCATCTGCAAAAATAGATGATACATCTGTAGTCAATTGACTTAAAGATGTTTGAATACTTGGTAATGTTGGAATTACTGGTGCGGTTCCTTGATTAAGTAACCATCTTGTTTGATTAGTTCCAGTCTGTACAATTTTAGGATCTGCAGTTTCAAAACCAGGTCTGGATACAAGAATTTTATCACCAGGACTAGAGTATGGTTGAGAATCTTCTGGTTTTAAATTATAAACAACACCAAATGTAAGTAATGTTACATTAGAATTTGAAATTGTTACTGGTTTGTATACTGATGTTCCTGCTGAATAAGCAATAGCTCCAGAAGGTTGTCTATTATCAATGATAAACTGAGTTACAGTTTTTTCTTTAAATGTAATTGTCTCAGTTCCAATTAAAATAGAACCAGTCTTTTCCCAACCAATAGTAGAAGATACATTGATTCTATCACCAGTGCTATCTGTTCCAGTAACTGCTTTCTCAAGTTTAGTCTTAGTTGAGATAGCAAAAGAACCGTTGACTGTTTCTGGTGCTAATACAATGTTATAGATTACCTCGTTATCTGATGTACCATCAGCATAAACATTATCTACTGTTGCATCTGCATATCCATACTCTTCAGTTTCTGTCTGAACAATCTTCTTTCCAATTAAATTATTGACATCCCCAGATATAACCTTACACTTAAGAGCATATACATTAACCCAATCAGACTCAGATGACTTATATGTAAAATCTCTTGGTTTATATACTTCGGGTTTTTCGTCTACTGTTTTAGAAACAATAGTATTGAAAACAAATTTGATAGAACTAGTAGTTCCTTTAGCTTTATAGAACTTCTGAATATTTTTAATTAGAGTTCTTTTATCTACCTCTCCTTTAAGATACTTTTCTGGAAAAGAACCAAGATACTGATTCTCAAAATTCTTTACTAATGCATATAGAAAAAGATTACTTACATTAATAACCTTCTGACCAGCATTATGTGGTGATGCATCTGTGCTGGTGTACTCTGACGAGTCATAAAGATCACCAAGAGTTGTGTTACCGCTGACACCTCTAACTGCACCTGACAAAGTTGTACTTGTTCGTGATTCATAGAAAATTATCTCGTTGTCTATTCTTACGTATCCGTTTTTCTTTGGAAAACTCGTTGCATCTTGTAATACAATTGTATCATCAGTATCAGTGATACTAATGTCCAACACATCAGACTGTTTAAGTAGGTTTTGTTCATAATAATCTATATCTGCATATTTTTGAATATTGTTGATAATATCCAGCGTGCCACCTTGTACCTCCTGTTGTTCATAATACTTTGTGAGGAACTTACTAAAAAGTTGATACTCTGTACTAATGAATTCAGGAAGCTGTGATTCTATAAGAGTAGAAATTCTCTTGGTCTTTACAGCTGGCATTTAATTTACTCTTTGTATGCAGTGAACGATGAATTAGCAACGTCAACATCAAGGTATACCTCACGGAGTGCCTTGACATCATTAAGAAGTGGTTTGACTCTAACAGAGATGCGATTATCAAAGAAGCTACCTTTAATGATAGTTAAATTATACATTTTAAGTTCGCCTTTTACATAATCTATGTCACCGATATCGCTGTCAAGGACAACCTTTTCACCAGTCACACTATCTAGTCTATATAGGACAATTTTCTTATTCCTATCTTCAACATAAACATCAAAATTGGGATACTCTGTTACTCTAAATCCAGTACTAGAAAGAATTGGATCATCACAGTCCTCATCAAAAGCATTTTGGAAACATAACTCATAATAGAAGGTAGAATTTAGAGAAGGATAGAAATCTTTTCTCATTGTGATACTGGTGAGATTAGAATTTATAGATTTATCTGCATCATCAATAACACCAATCATCTTACTGTATCTAAACTTACCATTAAACTTTTCAGTATCACTTGTATCAAGATAAGACTGTACACTACCAATCACCTTGTCTCTAATCTGTGATGTTGTTTGATCTGTCATCTCACCGTTATAGTAAATCTTACTTGTAAGTTCAACAAACAAAATAGAAGGATCTACTAATTTTGGTTCTACAGATGCAACAACATACTTCTTTAATTCTTGTATAATACGATTTTTTGTTAATGATGTAAGGTAACTTGCATCAGTTGGTTTCAATGCAATAAAAACTCTTCCATATTCTGGTGGATCTTGATCCTCACCACCAAAAATAATGATGTCACTGGTTGCTGGATATACTTGACGCACAATTGCTTCATAGTCTTGTGCGGTCACTGCACGCTCCTGTGTGCCGTATGCCTTAGGAGCAGTATATTTTATCTTCTGCGTGCTTTCTATCTCTTCACCACCCGCAGAGGCAACAGTGGATGTAATAGATGTGGTAATATTACTAGGAGTTACACCATTAGGGTTTTCTAGTACACCAGAGAATACAAATGTACGAACTCCGTTGCTCTCAGGACCTGCTGTTGTTAAATATGATACTTCAATACGTGCATTGTTTTCTAGTTTCTTACCTAGAACACCATCACCCATGAGAATCTCGTATCTCTGATCCTCAATCTCATCAAGGAAAAATACTTTTGATGTAGCATCAACACCTAATATGTTATCTGCAACTAGATATGGTTCATTGAAGCTACCTCCAGTAGGAAATACTTTTACTCTAATTGTATTGGTATCAATGTTTGGATTGTCAAGAATAAACTTCTGACTCTTTAATGAAGTGTTAACAGTAAATGTATTGACAAGTTGTGTTCCCTCTTTAACCTCAACATTAGTAAAGGTTGCAACATCATTAATTACTTGTGCTTTTATATCATCAGTTACAACATACTGATACACGTTATTGTCAAAAGACGAAATAAATCCTGTTCCTTTCTTCAGGATAAGTTCTGTTTCAGTTGTTGGATTGCCATAAGTTGCAGTAAATGAAACATATGCAGTAGGAGCTGTAGCACTCTTGGGTCTATACCCTAGTTGCTTTGCAATCGCCACTACGTTGTCTCTCAAGGTAGCAGAATCAATGAATAGTTCATTGACTACCATGTTAGTGTTAAACGCCGTGTAGTAGGT